TCTGTACCACGAGCACATTTCCCAGTAGAACTGGCACCAGAAATTGCAGTAATCTTATTCCCAGAAACACCACCAAAGATACTACCGGATACTAGAGCATTGAAAATATAACTCCCAGTATCAACATAAGTTTCAGTTTCATCAATCTCTGATGCCAGTTGTGTATATTCTCCTCCGATCTCGGAAACTATGTCGCGTAAAAAATTTAATTCAGAATCTTCCTTTTTATTCTTCATGTTGTTTTTGCTTATTGAGATAATTTATTTTATATGATTATACTACAAAAACCACTTCAAGTCAACTTTGTTGAGGAACAGCACGATAACCTTTATGCGATTTCGTATTTCTTTTATAATTAATAAGATTCCAAGTAGTTCCAACATCTAAATTATTTTCTTTACAAAATTTAGTAATATTTTTTCCACGAATAATTTCACCTTCAGGATTTATAATTGAAAATTCTTTACTGTTCTTTTCCGCTATTTTATTTACAATTTCAATATCTCGTTTCTTTCCATATAAAAAATGCTTTTCTCCTTTCCTACATTCACTTAATTTTTTTCGCGTTTCTTCTGATGCCTTTCTACCTTTATTTTTTTGACCTATTTTTCTTTTAGTTTCTTCAGAATGCGATTTTCCATAATTAGGAGGTATTCTACCTTTTAATGATTCGCTCAATTTTTTCTTATGCTCTTCATTTCTATTTTTAGAGTATTCACTCATTTTATTTTTAATTTCTTCAGTCATAACATATGGTTTTTTACCTTTCTTTGATTCTGATATTCTAATTCTTGCACCTTCATAAAGATGAGAATTATAATATCTACTTTTTGATTTCATTAAAATATGAGCCTGAATCATTTTAGTAGTTTTTTTATCCTTGATTCCACACCTCTTAATATAAATCCTCTCCAATAATGCGTGAGCAATATAATGCTCTCTTGATGTTAGAACTACAAGTCTATTATTCTTCCCAAAGATACTTTTTGGAAATGTATGATGCTTTTCTGTATAACCTTCAGGAGGAGTTCTGTTCTCTGCTTTCCTGATGAGATTACAATAAACTTTTAGATAGTTCATTTCTACTCTAACTTGTTCGCAATACTATTTATACAAGAAAGGAGGACATTTCTACCCTCCAATCTTTCCTGAAAAGTGCGAACAAGTCAGGTGATATTATTTATACTCCACACATTCCTTGACACTCATCTAACATACTAAAATCAATTACTGCATAAGAAGATGGTTCTAATTCTCTAAGAGGTATACATTTCCCACTAAGAAATACTTCTCCAGATTTCCATACTTTACGAATTTCATCTTCAAAGTTACAAGCACTTTCAAATTGTTCTGGATTATTTTTCTTCTTTTTTATCATTAAGAAAATCTTTCGGCAAACTCCCTTTACTTACAATGCGAATAGGAATAGATACTTGAGTTTTTAACCATTCCAAATGTTCATATATTTCCTTTGGTTCCCATTGTGTATCAGCAAAAATTGCTACATCAGGTTTTTCTCCCAATAATCCTCTATCTGCCATCAATAACATAACTGAGGATTGAACTCCTGCCCCCAAAGATAAAACTCTCAAATTAAATTGTATATTATTATTTGAATCACCAAAAAATATCAGTCATTTCATTCCTCCTTTTGTTTTTGTTTATTGAGATAATTTATTTTATATGAACAGAGTTTTTGATAAAGAGAAGTATCTCCACCAATCCTCATAGCACTAATAATAGTATTCAGTTCTTTTTCGTTAATAGGTAAATTCATCAGATAAAAAATGAATCAAGATTTGTTGTGTGTTCGGTTTTCCATCCAATAGAATCCAAAATAGATTTGAGTGGGTCTAAGAAACTCTTTTCAAATTGTAGTTCATAATCAATGTATTTGTCAAGTCCTAGTTCCTTTGGAAATTCTGAAATAAACGAAATTACATTCTCTTGTATGATATTGGGTTTTTTTAGATATATGTATTTAACCTTCTCACCATTACCGATAAGAGAGTACTTATTTGTTAATTTTCTCTCTTTTATATAATGATTAAAAAGAAGCGCACCTCTTACTTGAATTGGAGTTCCCTTAGTATAAATTCCAGAATAAGAACTATACTTGCGAATATCAGAAGCAGTTCTTGGGAATGCAATTTGTTCTGGAGAAAGTTTCCTAAACTTAGATTGGCAATTTTCGATAAAGTTAATTACTTCATCTTCAGTGCCACTCATCATCAATTTTAATCCATCCTTAATCATTTGACGGCAAGGTGCCGGAGTTGAAGACTTAATTGCTTCGATACCCATGATCTTGAGTTTAGGTTCAGAGTATCGAACACCTTCACTATCCCAGACATTTAGAATATAACGCTTCTTAGCAGTCCAAATTCCACGGTCGGCAATATTCTCCCGCTTCATTTGCATTTTCTGGTCGTATGCATTCATATATTCCGCCAGTTCTTGGTAGCAACTTTCAATATACTTTTCAAGTTCCACCTTACAGATCTTATCAAGGAACGAAACAACACCTTCAGCAGTTTTCTCTCTTCCCTTGTATACAGTTTCAACCAGAGGACCCATATTAAGGTATATGGAGTCAGTATCAGAAGCAATAACATAATCAAAGTCCTTAGTTTTAAGAAGTTTATTGAAATATGTATTCATCTTATTTTCAATCCAACGAATAGCAACTTGCCCCGAAAGAGTAATTGCTTCGGCATTTGCTAGTTTGTAATATCTGAAAAAATTATTTCCAACACTACCGTAGGCGGAGTTTAAAGAAATTTTCTTTGCCATTTGGATATTATTACATCTAGCAATCTCTTTCTCTAGTTCTTTAGTTTTTTTCTTTTCATATTCTCTCTTAGCAACAATCATTTTGTTTTTATATATAACGCGGTCGTTATACATTTTTTCCATCAATTCTGGAAGAAATCCCCGAACATCCTTACGATACATCGCACCGTTAGGACAGACTGCATAATCCTTATACATCTCAAAAGTAAGTTCCTGATTGAGAATCTTATCCACAGTCACGCTTGGATGCCTCTCATCAAGAAGAGTTTCTGGACTCACATTAAATTCCATAATTAAATGTGGGTACATGCTGTTGAGGTCCATACTAACAACCCAGTTATAAATGCCAGGAATAGGTTCCTTTACATAGGCACCAGCATACTTATCGGTTTTTTCTGTTTTTTCATTGGGAGGAATAACAATGTTTCTCTTTTTAAGATAGTTGTAGATAATTGCATCCCACATTCTAACCTGCGAAAACACATCCTCATAGTTCACTTTACCATCATATGCCATCGTAAGAGCAAGTTCAATTAGTTTCATCTTGTCTTCCAAACGGTCAACAAGTTCAGTATCAATAATATTATACCGAACAAACTTTTCCCAACCTTTAGTATAAAAATCTTTGAATGTATCAAACTCCGAGTGATCTAATTTTTTCTGACCCAGTTCCACTTCGGCAATATGATCCAACCGATAAGATTCCTGATTAGAAGTTGCTGGGGACCACTTATAAAGTTTTAGATAATCTAATTGAGAAACTCCACCAATATCATAGGAAATTTGAGTTCTTCCCATAACAACTGTCTCCTTTTCTGCAACAAGTCCCCAAGGAGACATACGCTTCATCAACTTTTCACCCAGAACTCTATCTAACCGGCGAACAATATATGGAATATCATAAAATTCACTATTCCATCCAGTGATAACCTCTGGGGTATTTTCCTCAATCATCCACCAGCAAATAAAATCATTTAATAGATCATATTCCGAAGAGAATGACTTATAGGTAACATTTTCTTGAGTAGTATCAAATTTACCAAGACCCCAAGTACGAATCTCTTTAGTATTATAATCCTGAAGAGTAATCAAAAGAACTTCTTCGGCGGCAGACTCTACATCAGGAAATCCATTTTCGGATGCAACCTCAATATCAATTGTGAATAATTTAATCTTACTAATATCAAACTGGATTTCATCCTCAGGATACATATCAGAAATATACTGATATAGAAACCTTTCGTTTCCATAAATCTTAAAGTTTTCTATTCCAGAATGCTTTCTAATGAATTCCTTACAATCTCTTACTGAACCAGGTTGAATAGATCCTACATATTCCCCCTGAAGTGTTTTGTATTGAGTTGGTTTTTTAGACGGAACGAAAAGTGTAGGGTTAAACTTCTCACGAGTCATAAAGTGTTTACCATCTTCATAACCACGAACCAGGAAGTGATCCCCAACCAATTTTACATTTGTATAAAAATTCATCAGGTAGTTAGTTCAAGATACTTTTCAACAATTTCTGGAGTAGGTTCTGCAATTGTAAGAATACTATCAGAATGAATCATTAGTTCAGTCTGATTAGTAACTTCAGGCCATGGTTTCATATCATTCACACTCAAAAACTGATATGGATTGATTAGTTTACAATCAGGTTCTCCAAGTTCAGAACCAATCTCAACAATTTCAGTTATTAATACTATATCAACCTTCAAGAGAAGACACTTTACATTCCGTTCCATTTACTTTTTCCTCATACATTTCTTTAATAGATTTGACTGGTTCAACAATAGTTACAATCCAATCGGGGCGAACTGGAATCTCATCATCACTTGTAAAGAGAATCCAAGAAGAAAATGTGACACTCACAGTTCCGTCTTCCGGTTCTACTGATTCCTCAGTCAAGAAAATTGAATTACTGACTTGCATTTTATGTGGATTCGTAAACAAATATCCACATACTTTATCCTCAGAAATCAACTCCTTAATATCAGCAATTACAGATTCTCCAGATTTTAATAGAGCAATTTTTACAGACATTTTTAGGTTTCCTCTCAATTCATTATAGCATAAAAAAATGGGAGGTGTAAAACTGGTTTTTGCCAGTTACCTCCCCGCGACAACAACATTTTTGGGGCAGCCTTAATTATTTATAGGTACTCCTTTCTGCTGTGATGTTCCGGAACAATCTTACCTAATCGAATGACAAGTAGTCCGTCTTCAAAGGTGACTTCTCGAACTTCGGTGTCGTCGGATAGTGTCCATGCTCTTTTGAAACTTCGTTGAGCCAGACCCTTGTGGACAAACGTCCTATCCGATTCAGTATCTGATTTTTGCCCCTCGACAAAAAGTTTTCCATACTCTGTGAAGACATTTACTTCTCCCTTTTTGAATCCAGAAAGTGCAATCTCTAAAAGAGACTCCACATTATTTACCTGAATAAGATTATAAGGTGGATAATTATTTGTAGTTTCGTGAAGATTGAATAGACGATCAAAATATTCGTCCATTCCAATACTGTTGCGAGTAATCCTATCCATTAGGGCAGGAAGATCAGCATGTGTAAATCTAGATGTTGCTAGGTTAGTCATTATAGTTCTCCTTAAAAAGCGAGATTTGATTGTGTGGACCCTTTCGGCATCCTTATATAATTATAACACTTTTACAAAAAAAGTGGATGTGGGAATCCCCACTTCATTATTCGGGTTCTTCAACCTTTTTGCGTTTAGATCCAATATTATACTTAGTCTCCAGAATCCAATCTACCTTTTCTTTATGAGGAAGAACTTTGATTTGATTTAGTGGAGCAATATCTTGAACCTTACTTACATCAACTACTTCAACCAATCCCCAATCGGCAATTAATTGAACGATACGATTACGACGCTGAATATCATTTACAGTTAGATTTGCGTGTTTACCATCCAAGGCGAAAAGTTCTTTAAAACTTACAATATAATAACGACCTTGCTTGTGAAGAATATGGCAACTCTGATAAAGTTTTTTTTCTTTTCTTGAGGCAACTCCAATACGAGTCAAAGTTTCACGAACTTTTAAGAAATCATCTGGTTCATTCAGAATGACTTCTATCATCATATCGGGCGACCATTGTACAATGGGTTCTTGAACTACACTCATTTTGTTCCTCCAGTTTCAAATTTCGATTTAATAAATGTTAGTTGCTCTTTTGTCAGAATCCTCAAAGCCTGCTGTGCCTTTTCATTACTATAACCATAATAACGCTTGACAATATCAAGATCTTCGATTTTATCTTTACGGAGCCAAGGAGAATATCTCTTTTTAACTCTCAGAATATTTATAAGAAAGTCATATTGCATTTTTTTAGGAAGGAAATGATACATATTCAATTCATTCACAAACATAATACAATCAATTTCTCCTGAAAGGCACCTATTGATTATGTATGGTTGATATTCCTTCTCCGTCGAAGGATCTTCATCAATTAGATTCGTCTTTTTTTGATTGATTGAGTTCAACCAGTCCTTTAGTTCCATATTATCTAATAATTTCTAAGTTGGAATCTGCCGTCCACAGTTCAAGTTCAGTTCTCAATTTGTTATCTTGAAGCAACTTTTCATACCTTCGTGTTGCTTTGACTTTCCACCAGTCAATTACTTCATTAGGTTCATATCCAAATTTTGACATATAATATCTTTTCTTTTCCGTCAAAGATTTAGCATGTCTTATACATTCTTCAAATTCATGTTTCTTTGAATCATCACGAAGAGACTTTGTAATAATAGAAATCATCTTAGTTTGAATCTTTAACTTTTTAGATGACTTATCAGCAGAAATTAATCTTTCTCCATTATTTGCATTATCATTAAACC